AGTTCCTAACAAAGGTAATTTTAGTAATCTACCCGCAGACGCACTTAAAAATAGTGTTATGGAAAAAGTCAAACTAGCAGGTCTAAAGCCTGATACTAAATGGCAACTTGTGCCTAATATGAAGTTTACAATGGATATGTTTAACCCAATGACCACACAACGATTGATAGGTCGTGCCGGCGGGCATAGTGATATGGGATTAGATGTTCCACGTGATAAAGAAAGACACGCTACGCAGGCAGCATTAGCACAACAACAAGGCGGTGTTAGAAAAGAACCGGTACTACTAATAAAAACAGTTAATGGTTATGAACTATTAGAAGGTTGGCATCGTACTATTCAGCACTTTCATAAGTATCCAGATGGTTATACAGGTCCTGCTTATGTAGCAGTAGCACAAAGTAGTATAACAGAATCATTTAGAGTCAGTTTAGATAAATTAATCCCTACAAGAGATTCATATAATTTGAGTCAAATGGATCCAGATGTTGTTGATATATTTGCTAGACGAGCAGGAACACCTGATTGGGACGATAAAGAGGGTGTATTAGTAGTATCCCCTAGGAAAGATGGGAACTATGACATAATAGATGGTCACCATCGTTATGCCGGGCTAAAGAAAGCTGGTGCAAAAAACGCATTAGTTAGTTTGAAAAATTAAATAACCTAAACAGTTTACTTTATATTTCTCCCGTAGTATAATATGTACTACAGGAGTTTTTTATGATTATTGGAGTTACAGGATTAATTGGTAGTGGCAAAGATACTATCGCAGACTATCTTTGCACATTTCACGGATTTAAACGAATGAGTTATGCGGCTTCACTTAAAGATGCAGTAGCCGCAGTATTTGGTTGGAATAGAGAATACTTAGAAGGTTCTACTAAAACTAGCAGAGCTTGGCGAGAACAAAAGGATGAATGGTGGAGTGAGCGTTTGGGTATGGACATTACCCCACGATGGGTATTACAATACTGGGGTACAGAAGTATGCCGTAACAACTTTCACACTGATATTTGGGTAGCAAGTGTAGAGAATAAACTACGACAAACAGATGAAAACATTGTGATTACTGATTGCAGATTTGCCAATGAAGTCAAAGCATTAAAGAATGTAGGTGCTGTTACAATGCGAGTTAATCGAGGTGAAAGACCAGTCTGGTATAGTGCCGCAGTTGATTACAACAATGAACCTGAAGGTAGTGAACAAAGATTAAAAGCTATGGTAGAGTTAGGTAACTATAGTGTTCACGCAAGTGAATACAGTAGCATAGGTTTATTGTATGACTATTACATTGATAACAACGGAACCATCGATGATTTACATAAACAAATCAACTCAGTGGTCAACCTGTAAGTCCCCTCGTTTCCAAGTAACTTCTTTCTTTTTAACAACCTCTACACAGTTCAAGCAGATACTACGTAGATTAGATAACTCAGCGTTATCTAAATCACCATCTATGTGAAAGACTGTCATCTGTGTCATAAACAAGCTACGAAAGCCACATATATCACAGATGGTTTTCTTTTTATATCCCTTGCTTTTCCATTTAGGTACACGTGGTTTAAGCTTATTCTTTTTACGACCACACTCATCACATATACTACGATAGTGAGTTACATCACCTCGTTTGTAATTGATAGCGCAACTATTTTGATTACATAGTTTACATATAGGTCTTTTCATCACGTATTTAGCAGAAAAACCTTCGAAGGTACGCAAAACGGTGTTTTTTTAGACTTTCCGATAAATAATAATATACAACTGATAGTTGTAATGTATAACACAAAGGAAAAAAAAATGCCAGCACTAGTATCCCCAGGCGTAGACGTATCGATAATTGATGAAAGTCAATACTTACCTGCTGCCCAAAACTCAGTCCCGTTCATCCTTCTAGCAACTGCACAAGATAAAACAGATGCGGCAGGTACAGGAGTCGCAGCCGCAACAACAGCCGCTGCCGCAAATAAATTATTTTTAGTAACTAGTCAACGTGACCTGGTTAACTTATATGGTACACCGTTCTTCTACACAACAGCGGCTGGTACTCCATTACAAGGTAACGAACTAAATGAATATGGTCTATTAGCCGCTTACTCATTATTGGGTGTAACTAATCGTTGCTATGTATTACGTGCTGATATTGATTTAGCTAGTTTAGTAGGTAGTGCAGGTCGTCCAACAGGCGCACCAACAGACGGAACTTGGTGGTTAGATACAACATCTTCTACGTGGGGTATTAATGAATTCAATGCTTCTACCGGTAGATTTACTAATAAAATTCCATTAGTAATTACTGACGTTGTAAATGTTTCTGGTGGTGCACCATTAACTAGTTTAGGTAATATCGGCGACTATGCAGTTATTGCTATACCAGCGACAGGTTCACCTACAAGCCAATCACAGTTTTTCTATAAAGATGATAGCAATGATTGGGTAGCAGTAGGAACACAACAATGGCAAGCTTCTTGGCCAACTGTACAAGGTACTACAACTAGTGGTATCGGTGCTGGTGACACATTTACTATTAATTTAAGTGGTCAAACTGGTGCAATTACAGTAACTCCAGGTGGCACAAGTTTGCAAGATGTAGTTGATGCTATCAACGGTTTGGCTTGGGATTATCTGTCAGCTAGCTCAATTGATGGTAAATTAGAAATTTATTCTTCACAACCAGGTCAAACAGGATATATTACTTTAGCTGAAGGTTCAGGAACACCATTAGCAGATATGGGTATTACTCCAGGTACATATTATCAACCATCAATGGTTTATGGTACAAGTGCTCAACAACCATTATGGACGTCAAGTCAACTTCAACCTCGCCCAACTGGATCAGTTTGGATTAAAGTTGGTGCGGCAGGTAGTGGTATGGTTTTAGCAACTTCAGAATACAATAGCTTATCAGCTAGTTTTGTATCTAAAACTTGTAATTTATACACACGTGATTGGTCTGCTAACAGTCTATTAGATTCTACAGGTGGTCAAGCTATACCTGCAGGAACAATATATGGTCAGTATTATTATGATGGTGAATATTCATCAGGTCCTGTATATCTATGGGAACGTTTAGCTACAGGACCAACAGTAGTGACAGGTACAAATACAGCCCCTAGTTTCACAACTGGACCATACTCGTTTTCAGTACAAACAAGTACACCGGGTAGTTCAAGTTTATCTTCTGTATATACAGTTACTTTAGCTGATAATTCAGACGCTATAGATTTTGTAACAGCTTGGACAGCGGCAAACATTCCTTATACATCTGCAATTGTTAATGCTGATGGTGCAATTGTATTGACTCATACGGTAGGTGGTGCCATTGTAATTGATGACTTTGATACTACTACTGGTTTAAGTCAAGGTATTTGTACAGAAGCCGGATTTGTAGTAGGTACTACAACCGGAGTTAAGTATGGTCCTGGATTAATCACAACATATACTGGTCTAAGTGGTACAGGTGGTGGTAGTGCTGGTACTTTCCAAATTACTAATAACTACGGCATATATTCAATGGCAGGTGATGGAGTAACATCAGGTGGTACTGGTTATGCAGTAGGTGATACAGTTGTTATCGATGGCGCCGATTTAGGCGGATCAAGTGGTACAAATGATGCTACTATTGTTATCACTAGAGTTACTAGTGGAGTAGCGCAATCTGCAACATTAGCTAGTAATTCTGATCAAGGTGTTGCAATCTATAGCACACAATTAAGTAACTGGGTAGAATTTACATACACAGCAAACGAAGGTGCTCCTAATTTAGATCCTGCTAATGGTACAAACTGGTACTACAATGTAGTTAACCAAGTTGACATTATGGTTCAAAAAGGTGGTACGTGGATAGGCTATAAAAATACAGCTTATGATACAACAGGCTTTCCGGCAGCTAGTGGTTCTAATACAACTGACCCAAATGGTCCTATTGTAAGTGCTAGTGAACCAACTACTCAAAGTGATGGAACAGCATTAGTATATGGTGATATTTGGATTAACACAAGTAATTTAGAAAACTATCCAATTATCAATCGTTACGAATCAACTACAGCGTATCCATCAGGTACTTGGGTATTAGTAGACAATTCAGACCAAGTAAGTTCTAATGGTGTAGTATTTGCAGATGCTCGTTGGGCAACTAATGGAACTACTGATCCAGTTAATGATCCTATCCCAACAATCAAGAGTTTGCTAACAAGCGACTACTTAGATTTAGATGCACCTGATGCAGGTCTATATCCAGAAGGTATGTTGTTATTCAATACACGCCGTTCAGGTTATAACGTAAAACAATTTGCAGTTAATTACTTCAATGCGACTGACTTCCCAGATGAGACTCTACCAACAGAGACTAATGCTTGGGTATCAGCAAGTGGTTTACAATCAAATGGCTCACCTTATATGGGTCGTAATGCACAACGTGCAATGGTTGTTCAAGCTATGCGTGCCGCAATCGGTACTAATATGAGTATCCGTGAGGAAGACAACTACTTCAACTTGATCGCTACACCTAACTATCCTGAGTTACAACCTCAGATGGTTACATTGAATAATGATCGTGGTCAAACAGCTTACATCATTGGTGACACACCGTTAGGTCTATCTGATCAGGCAACTACTATTACAGCGTGGGCACAAAACTTAGCAGGTGCTACAAGCACTGGTGAGCAAGGTTTAGTAACACGTGATGAGTATATGGGTATATTCTATCCAAGTGGCTTAGCACCAGACTTAAGTGGTAACTTAGTTGCTGTTCCTGCATCACATATGATGTTACGTACATTCTTACGTAATGACGCTGTTGCTTATCCTTGGTTTGCGGCAGCTGGCACACGCCGTGGTACAATTGACAATGCTACAAACATTGGTTATGTTGACCGTACAACAGGTGAATTCCAAGTGATTAAGAATCGTTTAGGTATTCGTGATGTATTGTATACAAATCAAATCAACCCAATGGTGTTCTTCACTGGTGTTGGCTTGTTGAACTATGGCAATAAGAGCAGTAAAGATACACAAAGTGCGTTAGATAGAACTAACGTAGGTCGTTTAGTAGCATATATTAGACGCCAATTGACAATAGCGGCAAGACCGTTCGTGTTTGAGCCAAATGATGCTCTAACAAGAACTCAAATTTCTGGTGTTGTTGAGTCACTAATGGTAGACTTAGTTGCTAAGAGAGGTCTATATGACTACTCAGTGGTTTGTGATGAAAGCAATAACACACCAGCTCGTATCGATAGAAATGAACTTTGGATCGATATCGCAGTTGAGCCAGTTAAGGCGATTGAATTTATCTACATCCCTGTTCGTATCGTCAACACGGGTGCTATATAATTGAGCAACAAAATCTCCCGGAAACGGGAGATTTAAAAAATAGATAAATACAAATACTAGGAGAATTCAAAAATGGCTTCATTATCACAATCATTAAGCAATATGTCTGTAGGGGCTGACAATACGCCCGATACAGCAGGTTTATTGATGCCAAAATTACAATATAGATTCAGAGTTATATTTTCAAACTTTGGTGTCGCGGCTGCTACGCAAGAATTAACAAAACAAGTTATAGACGTAACACGCCCACAAGTAACATTCACTGAAATACCAATCGATGTATATAACAGTAAGTTATATCTTGCTGGTAAGCACGACTGGTCAGCACTTACAATCAACATCAGAGATGATGCTACAAATGCTGTTGCTAAATTAGTTGGCGAACAACTACAGAAGCAATTAGACTTTGCTGAACAAGCAAGTGCCGCAACTGGTTCTGATTATAAATTTGAAATGCAAATTCAAATTCTTGACGGTGGTAACGGAACGTTAATACCAAATGAACTTGAAACTTGGTCATTAGCTGGTTGCTTCATTCAAGCCGCTAACTATAACAACTTGAACTACGGTGCATCAGAAGTTGTAACTGTTTCTTTAACTATTCGCTTTGATAACGCATTGCAATCTAAGACACCTATTACTGACTTTGCTCAGAATGGTACTTTAGGTCAGACAGTGGGTAGAGCGTTAGGTACTACAACAGTTACTTCTCTAGGTCAGTAATTTTAGTTAAGTAAATGGCAGGCTTCTTTCAACAAGTCGCTAAGGGGTTTACCGAAACATTCTTCGGTAACCCCTTTTTACGTGACTATACACACGCATCTAAAACATTTAGAACAAACGCCTACCAGTATTCTCCTAAATATAAATTCTTATTTCACGTTTACTTTGAATTGAATTCTCAATATATAACTGGTTTGGATACTATATTCGGTAGTGATAATAATTTAGGATTACTAGTTAAATCAATTCAGCTTCCTAAATTTACGTTTGATACGCACGATATGAATCAATACAATCGTAAACGTATTGTTCAAACAAAAATTAGATATGATCCAATACAAGTAACATTTCACGATGATAACGGCAATCTAGCTAGACAACTATGGTATAGTTATTATTCATACTATTACAAAGATCCATCACAATCGTTCTCTGGTGCAGCCACACGAACTAATTATGGTGATTTTGGCGAAGCTCCAAATAATGCGGCAGCTAAAACAAGAGATATAAATGCTAGAAATCTGTATGACGGCTCATTGACTGAAAACAATGATTGGGGTTATATTGGTGAAGCAGTAAGCCCACAAACAGCTACTGGTGCTAGTGTAGGAGCAACTAAAGTACCGTTCTTCAAGACGATAAATATATACGGTTTTAATCAACATAATTTTGTGTTATACACATTGATTAATCCTATTATAGAAAGCTTTAACCATGACACATATAATTACGCTGAAGGTGGCGGTGTTATGGAAAATCAAATGACATTGAAGTACGAGACTGTTAAATATTATGATGGTGCAATTGATGGTAGAGCACCAGGTAATATTGTTAAAGATTTTGCATCTGCCCAATATTACGATAGAACTATTAGTCCAATTGCACGTCCAGGTGGCATAGCAAATATTTTAGGCAGGGGCGGCTTAGTTGATGCGGCTGGTGGTATCATACAAGACTTAAACAGTGTACCTCCTAATTTGTTAGGTGCACTACAAAAAGCAGGTACTTCATATAATACATTTAAAAATATAAATTTAAAGCAGGCAATCAAGAGTGAGATAACACAGGGTCTTGTTAATCAAGTAGCGCAAACTCCTAATCGTTCTAGTCCATTCTCATTCCCGTCATTTGGTTCTACTCCTAGTAACATAGGAACCGCTGGCGCAAAAGCTCCTGGTATAGCAAGTCCACCAACAATAGAGCAATCTGGGACGGGACCATAATATGGCAAGCAGAGCAGACAATTTAATCAATAATATAGATCAAACCATACGTGTGTTTGATAGTTTTTATAATTTTGAATTAGTAGCAAACTCAAGCGAATACGAGCTAGTGTATAGTTATTTCTATGAAATAAATAAAAATGCAACTATTGCTGGTAATTTTGCAGTGTTCTTATTCAGAATATCACAGGTAACCGGTGTACCTGTATTAGATTTATTATCAGCAATTGAAGGTAAAACTAAGTTAGAGATGAATCAAGTTATTGCTTATTATCTAAATAGTTTTAAAACACGAACAGCACTGTATGGAATAAGTTCAGTACTTAGACCCAATGAGTCTGTTCAACGTAACATAGTGCAATAATAATGGCTAATTTTGCACAAGGTGTATATGCTCCTAAGAATCCAGCCAAGTATATAGGTAAACACGCTCCTCGCTATCGTAGTGGTTGGGAGCTTACCTTTATGATATTTTGTGATTCAAACAAAAACATAATACAATGGGCTAGTGAGGCGGTAAAGATTCCCTATCGTCATCCTTTTACTGGTAAACCAACTAACTACATACCTGATTTTTTTGTAATATATGAAAACAAATATAAAAAACAAGTAGCAGAGATAGTAGAAATCAAGCCAAAAAAACAAAGTATTATTGAAAGTAAAGTAGTCAATGCTAAAGAACGAGCCGTTATAGCTGTTAACCACGCTAAATGGCAAGCCGCAGCCGCCTATTGCAAAGCAGCCGGAGTAACATTTCGTGTCATTACTGAAGATGACCTTTTCTATAACGGTAGAAGTAGGTAAATAAATAGTTATATATTGGAAATAATATGACTAAGAAATTATCAGAACTATTTGAATTACCAAATGAAACTGACGCTAATGACAGTTTCATCGAAAAAGCAGAAGCGGATCTAGTTACTGCAGAAGCATATTCAAATTTAGAAAAAATAGAAAATGCATTACCACAAGTTCGTGGATTGGAAGCCAGTGACACTGAAATGGATGGACTTGCAGACTTAGCTAAAGAAAGCTACAAAGACTTAATGGATTTGGGTATGCAGGTTGACAGTAGATATGCCAGCGAAATATTTGGTGTAGCGGGAACAATGCTAGGTCACGCTATTACTGCTAAGACAGCAAAAATTAATAAAAAATTAAAAATGATTGATTTGCAATTAAAGAAAGCACAATTGGATCAAAAACTTAGTAGTAAGACAGAAGAAATAGAAAATACCCCGTTGGGGGAAGGAAGTATTTTGGATAGAAATGAGTTGCTTAAGGCCTTACTAAGTAAATCTAATAATAAAGATAAATAATAATATAGGAATAAAATATGAAAAGCCTTCGTCATTACTTAATGGAAAGTGTACGTACATATCGTTACACAATTAAAATCGCGGGAGATGTTGATAAGAATTTTATCGATATGTTCGTGTACAACTTAAACAAATTCGACCCAGTGAAGGTTGATGCACCTAAGTCCACGCCCATACAAAAAGATCCTTATGGATTTCCTAACTTAGCGAATCAATCTATTACAATTATCAAAGCTGAATTCAGATATCCAGCAACTGAACCTATGATTCAGCAAATAGCTCAACTATTGGGTTGCAATGTTGATATGGTACGTGTTGTATCAAGTGATTTTGATGACAGCATTAACAATGAAGTAGATGGATACGCTAATCAAATGAAAGATAGCCCTGTATTAACCCACGAAGAAATGGGTGAGCAACCGGGTGCTAAAGAAGCTAGTAAAGCTTATAGTGGTAGTTAT